CCTGCCGCGGGCGGGCGGCCGCCAAAGCATGGCGGGCGTGGGTGGGTCCCCACCGGAACCGGCGGCGGGCGCGGGCCAGCCGCTACCGGCAGGTAGCCTTGTCGCGGCAGGGCGAAATCATCTATCCCGACCAATTGGCGTTGGACGACGGTATCGCAGGCTACCTGAAAAATACTGATTTGCCCGCACTGCTCGAACCGCTGATTAAGCAGCTCGGCCAAGCCATCGCCGAAGGCGGCAGCTACGAGGATGCGGCGGCACGCCTGCTGGCGGCCTACCCGCAATTGGATACCGCACAGCTGCAAGAGGCGCTGGGGCGCGTGCTGTTTGTGGCGGACTTGTGGGGGCAGATCGGTGGGCGCTAATCAAGTGGATTTGGCCTATGCCTTCGGCCTGCCGCCGGAGCGTGCCATCCGTTATTTTGAGACTTTGGGCTACACGGTGCCGACCGATTGGCCGCAGCGGATGCAACAAGCAGCGGCCAAGGCGCAGACCATTGCCGGCATCTACCGGCAGGACGTGGTGGCCGACATCCACCGCGCGCTGGGCGAGTCGGCGGCCAAGGGCACACCGTTTGCCAAATTTAGGGATGCGGTGGAGCGGCAGCTGACGGCCAAGGGGCTGCATCTGGATCAGGCAGGCGATATGGTAGACACCGCCACCGGCGAGTTGCTGGGCAAGGGCATCACGCCGCAGCGCTTGGAGGTGATTTACCGCACCAATATGCAAAATGCCTATATGGCCGGTCGCTGGCAGGAGCTGCAAGACAACCGTGCCGCCATGCCTTATCTGCAATACACCGCCGTTATGGACAACCGCACCCGCCCGCTGCACCGCGAGCTGCACGGGCAGGTGTACCACATCGACGACCCGTTTTGGGATACCTTTTACCCGCCCAACGGCTTTAACTGCCGCTGCACCGTAACCGCCTACAGCGCGGCCGATTTGACCCGGCGCGGGCTGGAAGTGGCCGACAGCGAGGGGCGGTTGGAAGAGGTGTACCGCGTGGTGAACAAAGCGGGTGACACCGAGCCGACCCGCGCCATCCGTTTGGCCGACGGCCGCTCCTTTATGGCCGACCGCGGCTTTGACGGCAACGTGGGCAAGCGGCATTTGGCGCAGCTGGGGCAGTTGCAGATGCAACGGGCGGTGGATTTGCCGCCGCGGTTGGCGAGTATGTCGGTCAATCAAGCATTGGATAACCTGATTTTGCGCCGGGCGGTGGCCGATGATTTGTATCAGGCCTATCAGAGATTGATGACGGCCAACCGGCCGCAGAACCAGCCTGCATTTGTCGGCGCGGTCAGCCTCCACACTTTGGATGAGTTGGCCCGCCGGCAACTGCCGTTGCCGCAGAGTGCGATTATTGCCTCATCGGACAGTTTGGTGCGCCATGCCCAACGCTCGGTTAAGGCCGGGGTGGATAAGACGCTGCCGGCTGATTTCTGGCAGCGTTTACCCGACCATATCCGCCAGCCGTTATCGATATATTTTGAGGCGGCGGCCAATGCCGAAACCAACCCGTCTTTGCTCTACTTTTACGCAGACCCGACGGATGCGGATTATCTGTATAAGCTGGTGGTGCAGATGGATTATGACGGCTTCCGCCGCTCGAAAAATCCCACTACGGGCAAGCGTGAAAACCTGATTGTTAATGTGGTGGATACAGGAACGAGAATTAAAAGAACCGGCACGGATTGGTCTAAATATGTCCTGCTGCACGGGCAGAATTTGAAATAGGGTAATAAGGCGGTGGTAGGACTTGAACCTACATCATAACCTCGTGATACGAGCTTAACCTTTAGCCTTAGCCTTGCGGCATTACATTAGGAAACTCCCGCCTTATTATTGGATTACAGTATAGCATGATCGAAATCGAAATCAAGACGTTAGAGTTGCAGCAAAACATCAGCCGCGCAGCGCAGGGCTTGGAACAGCGCGGCAGCCTGATGCGCCTGATTGCCGGTAGGCTGCATCAGGCGGTGGATGAAAACTTTAACAGCCAAGGCCGCCCGGCTTGGGCGGGGCTGAAGCTGGGCAGCCAGCTCTCCCGTGCCGGGGCACTGACGAAACGCGGGCAGGTATCGCAGGCGCGGTTTGACAAGTATGTGCGCAATCACAAAATCCTGCAAAAAACCGGCCGCCTGCGCAACAGCATTACCGAGGCCAGCGATAACGACAGTGCGCGTGTGGGCACCAATGTGGCCTATGCCGCCATCCACAACTTCGGCGGGCAAACCGCCGCGCACATGATTTACCCGCGCCACAAAAAGGCGCTGGCATGGGCCACCGGGGCGTATCCGGTAAAAAGCGTGAAGCACCCCGGCAGCCGCATCCCGGCACGCCCGTTTATGCAGCTCACACCGCAAGACGAGCACGAGCTGGTGGAGACGGTGAGCGACTATTTGGCCTCCGTCTGCGGCCTACCGAAAGGCAGCTAAACGACACCCCGCCCAAAATCGCGCCAAACGGCGTTTAAACGGCTTGGGTATGGTTTGGTATATCCCCGCGCCCGACCCCCGCTAAAAAACGCGCTTTATAGCCTCTTTATAGCCATCGCACCGCAGCCGCCCCGTCGGCTGTTTCACCTGCGCCAAAACCAAGTGAGGCGCTTCAAAGATTTTTCCCCCGCTTCCGGCTGCACAATGTGGCCATGAACAAGCATACCTCTCACCCGTTTTTACTGGCTGCCTGTTCCGTCCCGGTGGACGGTACCGTGCAGCGCATCCAGCTTATTCCCGCCGGCGAGTTTCGCGCCAACGACGGCCGCCCGGTTGATGCGCCGTTTTGGCGTTTAAACCCGCAGCGTGCAGCCGTCTTGGTGGCCGAGCTCAACGCGCGGCCGGTGCGGCTGATGGTGGATTACGAACACCAAACCCTGTTTACCGCGCAAAACGGACAGCCCAACCCGGCATCGGGCTGGCTCTCCGGCTTTGAATGGGTCGACGGCAAGGGGCTGTATGCCGAGGTGCAGTGGACGGCCGCGGCAAAGCAGCGAATTGCCGGCGGCGAATACCGCTATATCTCGCCGGTGTTCCAGTACACGCCTGCGGGCGACATCCTTAGCCTGTTGCCGCCAGCGCTCACCAACACTCCGGCACTTGACCAACTCGACCCGGTGGCCTTGGCTGCCGCCTCCCGATTACTTAACACCCTCCAACCCTCTCAAAAGGACGAAGCAATGAACGAAGCACAAAAGCTGATGCTGTCGCTGCTTGGGCTGCCTGAAACCGCCAGCGAGGCGGAGCAACTGGCCGCGATGCAGCAAATCCAAAGCAGCACCGATGGCAAAAAGCTGGCCGAAGCCTTGGCCGCCGCCAAAGAGGCAGCCAAGCCGGAAAACAAACCGGCCGAGCCGAACCCGACCGCCGCTCCTGCCGCACCGGCAGGCCAGCCGGCCAATGACGAGACCGGCGCACCCAATACCGCTGCTGCCTCGCAACAGGTGCCGCTGTCGGCACTGCAAGGCTTGCAACAACAAGTGGCCGCCCTGAGCCAGCAACTGGCTGCGCACGAGGCGGAAAAAACCGCGCAACTGATTACCGCCGCCCTCTCCGACGGCCGACTGCTGCCGGCGCAAAAGGCATGGGCGGAAGGCTTGGGCAAAACCAACCCGCAGGCGCTGGCCGACTTTTTGGCCACGGCGCAGCCTTTGGCCGCCCTAAGCGCCACGCAGACCGGCGGCATCCCGCCTGCTGCCGCGGAAAAAGGCCTGACTGCCGACGAGGCAAAGGTGGCGGAGATGCTGGGCATCACTGCCGAAGACTATGCAAAACAAAAACAGGAGTAAGCAGCCATGATTATTACCCCGGACGTCCTTAAAGCCCTGATGACCGGCTTTCGCAAAAATTACCAAGACGGCTTGCAGATTGCCAAAAGCCAATACAAGGACATCGCCACCGTGGTGCCATCCAGCACCAAATCCAACACCTACGGCTGGCTCGGCCAATGGCCGGGCTTTAGGGAGTGGGTGGGCGACCGCGCCTTTAATGATATGGCAGCGCATAGCTACGCCATTGCCAACAAACACTTTGAGAGCTCGGTCAAAGTAAACCGCGACGACATCGAGGACGACAACATCGGTATTTACGCGCCGCTGTTTACCGAGATGGGCCGCGCCGCTGCCGCCTTCCCCGACCAGCAGGTGTTCGAGCTGCTCAAAAAAGGCAACGCCACCCTGTGCTACGACGGCCAAAACTTTTTTGACACGGATCACCCGGTATTTGAAAAAGTGGACGGCACCGGCAACAAAACCTTGGTTAAAAACCTGTTTACCGCTACCGGCGGCACGCAGGGCACACCGTGGTATCTGCTGGATACCAGCCGCGCACTGAAACCGCTGATTTACCAAGAGCGCAAGGCCATGCAGTTTACCGCCATGACCAAAGGCGATGACGAGGGCGTGTTTATGCGCAACGAGTACCGCTACGGTGCCGACTGCCGCTCCAACGTGGGTTTTGGCTTTTGGCAGATGGCCGCGATGTCTACCGAGGCATTGACCCCGGAAAACTTTGCCAAGGTGTATGACGCCATGATCAGCCAAAAAGGCGACGGCGGCCGCCCGCTCGACATCAAGCCGACCCTGTTGTTGGTACCGACCACGATGGGCGATTTGGCCAACAGCATCATCAAGCCCGACAAATACGAGAACGGCAAATACAACCCGCATCACAACAAAGTGCAGGTTATCGCTACCCCGTGGCTGTTGTAACCCCCTTTTTACGGCGGCTTTAACCGGTTTAAAGCCGTCGTTTTGGAGTAAATAAAATGGCAAAAAACAACCCTGAAGAAGAGGCAGTGCAAAAGTCACTGCAAGATACGCCGGACAATCCGCCAGAGCAGCAGCAAGAAGCGCAAGGCGGCCAAACCGAGCAGCAGCCGGAGGTGCAGGACAACCTGCCCGAAAACCAGCTGGAACAGCAGCAAAACCACCCCAACACCGCGCCAAACGAAGCCGAAACCGAAAAAGCCCTTGCCGAGCAGCCCAACCCGCCTGCACAGCCGGTATTGGTGCCGGTGGCCAGCGGCGAAGCCCCGGTTGAGGGTGCGGAGATGGTGGCCGTTAAAACCCACAACGCTACGCGGTTTTACCGCTGCGGTCTCGAATTTACCCGCGAAATCAGAATCGTGGAACGCAGCACAATGGACGAGGCCGATTGGCAGCGTTTATTGGCCGAGCCGAATTTGACGGTACAGGGCGTGGTGTTGATGACGCCCGAGGCCGCCTACGACGAGGACGTGCCGCAATGATTAGCTATGCCACGCTCGACGAACTGTGCCTGCGCTACGGCGACAACACCGTGTTGCAGCTCACCGACTTAGAGCGGCGCGGCCAAATCAATGCCGACATTGCACAGCAGGCGCTATTGGACGCCACCGCCGAAATCGACGGCTACCTGAATCGCTACACGCGGCCGTTTCCGCAGATTCCGCGGCTCTTGACGGTGTACTGCTGCGACATTGCCATCTACCGCTTGGCTACCGGTATGCGCCAAGGCAACGATGATATGGACACCCGCTACAAAAACGCCATCGACTACCTCAAGCAGGTGGCGCGCGGCACGGCCACCATCAGCGGGCTGCCTGAAAACGGCCAGCTCGGTACCGGCGACACCGTGATATTTAACAAGCCCCAGCAAAAGGTATTCGGCCGTGATCGCCCTTATTGAGGCTGCCATCGTGCAGCGCCTGCGCCAAGGCATGGGCAAGCTGGTTACCGGCGTGCACAGCTACGGCGGCGAGCTGGACGACGAGGGGCTGTATCAGGTGGTGCAGCAGCTGCCGGCCGCTTGGGTAACTTTTGCCGGCATCGACAAAACCGCAGCCGTTCAAACCAGCCGCACCAAGCATAAGGCCGAAGCCAAGTTTGTGGTGATGGTAGCCGCCCGCTCCCTACGGAGCGAGGAAGCCAGCCGCGCCGGCGGCATCGGCCACTGGGAAATCGGTAGCTACCAACTGATTTACGCGGTGCGCCGCCTGCTGGCTAATCAGGATTTGGGCTTGGCCATCGACAAGCTGCAACCGCGTGCGGTGCGCACCCTGTTTAACGGCAGGATGGAGCGGCAGGAAGCGATGAGCGTGTATGCCTGCGAATTTGCCACCCATTGGATCGAGGAGGCGTTGGACAACGGCCGCTGGCCGCAAGTGCCGCCTCCCCCGCCGCCGGGCAGCCCGCCATCGCCGCCGCACCCCGACCAAATCTTTGTAACCTATCAGGCGGCCACCAGCCCGCCCGACCCCGAACTGAAAGGCGCCAACCTGCATGTGCACGCGCCGCCCGACAACCCTACCCCCGCCATCGAGGCGGAAGTTAAATTAGGAGATACGCCATGACCGTCTTGGTAAAAGCCGCCGTTGGCCTGAAAGTACCGATGGAAGGCAATCCTCACCGCTATATTGACGAATATCAGGCCGTCGCCGTGGAGGAGAGTGCCTATTATCTGCGCTGCCTCGAGTACGGCGACTTGGTACGTGAGCCTGAACCTGATCCCCAAAGTGCCAAAGGAGACAAATAATGGCCAGCACCAACATCAGCTTTGACAAAATCCCGGCATCTACGCGCAAACCCGGCGTGTATGCTGAGTGGAATTTAAAACGCGCCATGCGCAACCTGCCCACCAACCGGCAGCGCGTGCTGTTGATTGCCCAGCACACCACCGACTTGGGCGCAGTATCCGCCCTGACGGATGTGTATTCCGCCGCCGAAGTGGCTGAGCGATACGGTGCGGGCAGTCAGGCACATTTGATGGCCGATGCCGCCATTAAAGCCTACGCCAATGCCGCCTTGAGTATCATCACGCTGGCCGACCACAGCGCCGGTGTGGCTGCTGTAGGTAAAATTACCATTACCGGCAACGCCACCACGCAGGGGGTGCTGCGCGTAGGCATCGGTAACGCCGACGTTTTAATGGTGGCCGTATCGGCCGGCGACAGCGCTGCCGCCGTCGGCAAAGCCGTCAAAGCTGCCATTACTGCCCAGCCCGGCCTGCCCGTATCTGCTGCCGAAGCCGCCGGCGTGGTGACCATCACCGCGAAAAACAAAGGCACCGAAGGCAATATCATCCGTATCCTGGCGAACTGTACCGCCGCCGGTATCACTACTGCCGTTACGGCAATGGCAGGCGGCGCAGCCAATCCCGATATCCAGCCCGCGCTCACTGCCGTAATCGCCGAAGGCCACGATATTATTGCCTGCGGCATCAGCGATGAGGCCAACCTCATCAAACTGCGCGCCCACCTTGAAAAAGTCGGCGCACCGACCGAAAAACGCTGGGCGATTGGTGTGTACGGACACGGCGGCACATTGGCCACCGCCACCACCTTGGCCGGCAAACTCAACAACGGCTTTATGCTCTGCGCTTGGTATCGCGGCACGCCCAGCCTGCCGTGCGAACTGGCGGCAGCTTTTGCCTCCGTGATGGCGAGCGAAGAAGACCCCGCCCGCCCGTTGAACACGCTGGCCTTGGAAGGCATCGGCCTGTGCGACAGCAAAGACAAAACCATGCGTGCCGAACAGGAAAACGCGCTCTACAACGGCGTGGCGCCGGTGGAAACCAGTCCGGACGGCAGCCGGGCGCAGATTGTGCGGGCGATTACCACCTACACCAAAACCGCCAACGGTACCGCCGACGAGAGCCTGCTGGACGTAACCACCGTGCGCACCCTGATTTACGTGAGCAAAGCCTGCATCCAGCGCGTGGCCTTGCGCTTCCCACGCGAGAAACTCTCCGACAAAACCCCGGCGCGGGTGCGCAGCGAGCTTATCGACGTGCTGATGCGCTGCGAAGAGCTCGAGATTTTGGAACAGGTGGAGGCCAACCTGCCCAACCTCATCGTGGAGAGGGACAAGCAAAACGTGAACATGCTGGACGTGCGCATCCCATCCGACGTAGTGAACGGCCTGCACGTGGTCGGCATGGTGGTAGACCTCTATTTATAGGAGCATAAAACATGAGTACCGAATACATCGGCAGCGTAACCCTCTATCTCGACGCGGCGGAGGTGGAAATCACCAAAATCGACGTCAAAGACAGCACCGGCCGCAAGCCCGTGAAAACCATGAACCGCAGCCGCCGCACCAAAGGCTTCACCCGCGGCGTGGGCCAATACGACATCACCGCCACCGCCGTGATGCCTACCGACGGCACCGCCATCAACTGGGGCAGCATCGAGGACGCCAAAATCTCACTGGTACCCGACGTGCCCGGCGCGAAACCCACCAGCTACCTCGGCTTTTGCGTTACCGAAGTGGGCGAGAGCTACACGGTGGACAACGAGATGGTGATCGACATCACCGGCTTTGCCATCCGCAAGGTGCTGGAGTAAAGGCTGCCTGAAAATGGTAAAATCAAGCCCTGTCATGAATCGGCAGGGCTTTTTTACGGAGAAGGGAAAATGAGAAAACTATTGTGCGGCGTGCTTATCGCCCTCGGGCTGGCCGCCTGCGGCGGGCAGGAGCAACAACCTCAAGCAGTATCGCAAGTGCCAACAGCCTCAGCAGCAAGCAGCGAATCAGTAACGAATTGTCCGCTACCTATGGGGATTGCGGCCGACCAGTGGTTGCAAAACTTAGATGTCAGCTTTAAGGCCACTAGGATGCCGACTGCTGTTACAAATAGAAGCGCAGAGAAAGAAGAATGCGGCTTAAGCGTGAATATGTCTATAGAACGAGGAGAAATCAAATTCCTTACAGACGAAAAAATGGGCTTATTGAGTGTTGCTTCCGGTTTTGAGTTGTCAAAAGACTTAACTACCAATACAGATAGGATGTTCTCTACTATCCAATCTATCGTTGCTTTACATGGTACCGTTAAATGGGGAGCATCGCCGCTTGGGAAAAGGCTTTTAGAAGTCATAGCCGATACTGTTCAAGCCTCCAAAACGCAGGGGGATGTTATCAATAGTTTTGATATGGATGGATTTACCTATCTAGTAGCCTGCGACGGCACCAGCGTTGCCATATTGGCGCGCAAACAAACTCCGTGAAATAGCTCAACCTCTTTCTTGATAGCCTTTAAACGACAATTAAGCCTACTCTTTATCTTGGTTTAATCAACGTTTAAAGGCTTTTCTTATGTCTGATAAAAAACCCTCTAATTCCATTGGTGCGGAACTGCTCTCCGCTGCCGTTACCGATTATAACCTTGTGGTTTCCGATGACCGCAAAACAGTTTCAGGTAGCCTGAAATACGGTATCGAATATGCAGGCAGTCTGCACTATGACTTTGTGATGCACCTGCCCACTGTGCGTGAAGACATGGATATCGACCCGCTGTTGGACGGGCAGGCGCGGATGCTGGAGAGCTACGCCCTAGCCATCGACCGCTTGGGCGGCATCCCCGCCGAACAGATTGATGCCGACCTGTTGGCAGACGGTTTGGCCGCCGGCGATTTTGATGCGCTGTATTTCGCGCAGGAACTGCTGGCAAAAAAGCGGCTGCGCCCGAACTCGACCGCTACCGATTAGCGGTGTTGCTGCTCGGCCGCTTCGGGCTGTCGGAAGAGCGGGTGAGTGAGATGACTCTGCCCGAACTCAACAGTTTTGTGCGGCAGGCGCGCCAGCTTTTATCTACCTATCAACCCGTGCTAATGCCCATCCCCGTTCCGTCTGCACCGCCTCCTTCCCTCTCTAAGCCCAAGCCATCCGGTAAGGGTAGCACCACCTACATCAGCAAAAGGCAGAAAAAATGAGCAGTAATACCTTAGAACTGGTTGCCAAGTTTAAGGACAATGCCAGCCAAGGCCTGCGCCGGCTGCTGACTGAAAGCCAGCGCGCGGCCACCGGGCAAGCACGAGCTTGGGCACAGGCCGGACGGCAGCGGCAGCAGGCCATCAGCGCCTATCAGAGGCTCGGTATCCGCTCCGAGCAACAAATCCGCCGCGAAATTCAGCTCACACAGGCAGCCTACAACCGCTTGGCACGCTCTGGCACGCTGTCGCAACGCGAACTGGCACGCGCGGCGGAGGCCAACCGCCGCAACCTGCAACGGTTGAATAACGAACTGCGCAGTGGCGCAGGTGCAGCAGGCAGCTGGCGGCAACGCTTGGGCAGCGCCATGACTACAGTGACTGCTGCCGGTGTGGGTGCTTATACCGTGCTCAAACCGAGCATGGATAACCAAAAACAGCTTGAAGCCAATATCAGCCAAGTAGCATGGCAGGCTTTTGGCGAAGATAGCAGCAAAACATCTGATTGGATTGCCACCACAGGTAAGCAGCAAATCCGCGACTTGGTAACCGAGCTCATAGCCAAAAACGGCGGTAATGCCGATGCCGCGCTCAACCTGATCAACAGCCAAATGGCCAACGGAATGAGCTTCGAGCAGGTGCAGAAAGGTGCAACCGCCACCTATCGCGCCATGATTGCCTCCGCCGAAGGCGCTGGACAATACGATCCGGAGAGTGTGGCCAAGCTGATGAAAGTGCTGCACGACTTCGGATTCCAGGGCGAAGAGCTGGCTACCGCGTTTGAGCACGCTATGAAATCGGGGATGCAGGGTAACTTTGAAATCGCCGATATGGTAACCGAGCTGCCCGCCTTGCTGCCTGTCGCCAAAAGCTCCGGCCTGAACGGTATCCAAGGCTTCGATTACCTGCTGTCCATCCTGCAATCTGCATCCAATAAATCCGGCTCCAACAGTGAAGCCGCCAACAACGTGCGCAACCTGTTGGAAAAAACCTTATCAGCCGACACAGTAAAACGCTTGTCGCGCATGGATAACCCAAATGACCCGAGCAAGGGTATTGACTGGGCTAATTCGGTTTTACAAGGCAAGGCCAACGGCGAAAACGCAGTGCAGGTGTTATCGCGTTTGGCCAACACCATGCTGGAACGCGACCAGCAATACCAACAACTCAAAGCTAAGGCCGATGCCGGCGATCAAACCGCCGCCGAACAGATGAATATTATGCGCGGTTTCGTGCTGTCGCGGATTTTGCCGGATATTCAGGCCAAAGCCGGTTTGTTGGCCGCCTCCGATATGCAGCAGGTGCAGGAATATATCCAAGGGTTGGCCGGAATTGACCCGAAAACCAATAGCTTGGTGGACAGAAAAATCGACGTAATGAGCCGGGACGATCTGTTCATACAAGAGCAAAACCGCTCATTGGCACAGCTTGGCCGCAAACCCGCGCTCGATACCCTGAATTCTGCCGAAACCAAATGGACGGAAGTCTCTTCCCGCTATCCCAAAGCCACTTTGGCTGCACAAGCTGTAGGCAGTGCAGGGCTGGGTGCCGGCTTTTTGTCATTGTTTCGCAGTGGCGGCTCGGGCTGGGCGGGTAATATGTTGTCCGGTGCGGCCAAGGGAACAGGCACCCTGCTGTCTGGAGCAGCCAAAGGGGCTGCCGACTTGGGGCGTGGGGCGTTTAAATTGGGTGGCAAGGCGCTGACTGCCGCACCACGTTTTAATTTCGGCCTCGGCCTGTTGCTGCATTCGCAAGAATTGAATGCCGGAGAAATCGAAGAGGTGGCCAGGATGCGCCGATCATGGCAGCAGCGCAACAATCAGCCATCATCATTCTCATCATTATTTAATTATCCCAAGTCCCTCCGGGCAGCCAACCCATTTCTGCCCGACGGGGCTGAAGCGGGGGGGATGCGCCAATTGCCCCCGCAACGTTACGGGCAATCAATGCTGCATTCGCCGCTCAACAGCCCGGAATTGCAAAAAAGCGCGGAGCAAATCCAGCAGTCATCGCAAACCTATCAGCAATCCAGCGAGCAATATGCGCAAGCGGTGAATCACAACCAGCAGGCCGCCGCCCAGTTTTTGGAGGCATCGCGCCTGATGGGCACGGCGGCGGGGCTGTTGGCGGCAGCGGCGCGGCAGGCGGGGGCGGGCACCGCGCGGGGGCCGGGGCGGCAAACACAC